CCATGCAAAACGCGGTTGCTGTTTTTGGGCATTTTTGGGAGGGGGCCAGGTGGGGTTTGTGACCAGTTCCCTGGGAGGTTTGCGCGTGTTGAGCGGGGGCCACAGATCACAAACGTGGATTGGCATGCGTGATGCCTGTTCAAATCACCGGTGCATTCAAAAATCCGATATGATTTTTTGGGGTTTTTTGTGCCCCAACCTATCACCCCAGGAAGCGGGTTTTGAGGAAATACCATGGACGGAGAACAGACCCCATTGGACTGGGCCACAGGCCGTGTTCAAAAATTGATTGCATCCAGGGCCAGTTGGTCCCCAGCTGAAAAGCTGATGTTGAGCCAAATGCAAGAAGCGTTGGCCGACTGGGAACAGGCCAGGAGAATCCTGCAAACACAGGGCATGATTACTGAGGGAAGCCAAGGCCAGCCGGTGCCCCACCCAGCCCAGGCAATCAAAGTATCGGCGGCGGATCGGGTGTCTAGGTGGCTGCGGCAGCTGGGCCTGTTGGATGATGCGGCTGATGTGCTGGATGAATTAGATGAAAACAAAAAGCGGATGCTGGGTCTGTGACACAACCACCCACTGACCTGGCAGGGTATGACCCCACCAGGGATGCTGATGGGTTTGTGTTTGACAGTGAAAAGGCCCAGCGGGTTGTTGGGTTTTTTGAAGCATTCCTGAAACACCAAAAAGGTTTGGAAGCTGGCAAGCCATTCACCCTGTTGCCCTGGCAGCGTGATTTCCTAGCAACCCTGTTTGGGTGGGTGGATGCTGACGGGCGGCGGCGGTATCGGCGGACCTGGTTGGAGATCCCCAGGAAAAATGGCAAATCCACATTGTCCAGCGGGCTGGGTTTGTATCTCCTGTTTGGTGACGGTGAACAATCGGCTGAGGTTGTCAGCGCTGCAGGTGACCGTGACCAAGCTGCCATTGTGTTTGATGTGGCAAAGGGGATGATTCAGGGTGATGCCATGCTGTCCAAACTGGCACAGGTGTACCGGCGTGAAATCAAATACCCCAGGACCAACAGCGTTTTCAAAGTGATTTCATCAGACGCTGGCACAAAGCACGGCATGAACATTTCAGGGCTGATTGCAGATGAAGTGCATGTATGGCCCAACCGTGATTTGTGGGATACGTTGCACACAAGTATGGGTGCCAGGGCGGCACCATTGTCCATTGCAATCACCACAGCTGGACACAGCAGAACATCCATTGCCTGGGAACAACATGATTACGCATTGAAGGTGCGTGATGGCACCATCAAAGATGAACGGTTCTTGCCAGTGGTGTATGCTGCACCAGAGGGTTCAGACTGGACAGAGCCAGAAACCTGGCACATTGCCAACCCAAGTTTGGGCCAATCAATCAGCCTGGACTATTTGGAACAGGAATGCAAACGGGCCAAAGAGGTGCCAGGGTATGTGAACACGTTTCTGCGTTTGCACCTGAACGTGTGGACCGAACAGCAAACCAGATGGTTGCCAATGGACAGTTGGGATGCAAGCGGTTCAGAGATAGATCACGGAAAGCTAGATGGGCAAGAATGTTGGCTCGGCGTAGACCTTGCCACCACCCAGGACACCACATGCGTTGCAGCCGTTTTCCCCGGCGCTGATGGCACCATCACAGTGTTGCCACATTTCTTCTTGCCCAAAGACAATATTGAAGCCAAGGAACGGAATGACAGATTGCCCTACAGGGCATGGGCCAGTGAGGGGCATATAACACTGACCCCAGGTGTGGTGACTGATTACAGTTTTGTGGAAGCCAAAATCATGGAGCTGGTGGACAGGTACAAGGTTCAAGAAGTGACATTGGACCGTTGGAATGCAACAGACATTTCCACCAGGCTGAGTGAACAGGGGGCCAATGTGACCTGGATTGGCCAGGGGTACAGATCATTGTCAGCCCCATCCAAACGGCTGGAAGAATTGGTGTTGTCTGGCAAGCTGATCCACGGGGATCATCCCATCCTGCGGGCACAGGCAGCCCAAGTGATGATTGAGACAGACCCAGCTGGGAACATCAAACCATCAAAGAGGGCAAGCGGATCAAAGGCCAATTCCGAACGGATTGATGGGATTGTGGCCCTAGTGATGGGCCTGGGACGTTGTATGGATTCAGGTGAATCCAAAACCAGCGTGGATGATGTATACACTGACAGGGGATTGCGTTGGCTCTAACAGATTTCATCAGAACCATCATCAGCCCCAAAGCTGAACAACGGCACACATTCAAACAGCCGGACAAATGGAGTTTCCTGGGCAACCCATCGGGTGCTGGGGTTGAAGTATCTGAACAGACAGCCCTGAGCCTGTCAGCGGTCTACAGCTGCGTGCGGATCATTTCAGAATCATTGGCGGCATTGCCACTGGTGACGTATCGGAACACGGATGATGGCAGACGGCAGGCGGATGACCTGCCCATATACAACATCCTGCGTGACCAGGCTGATGAAAACCTTACGGCGTTCATGCTGTTTGAAACCATCATCAGCCATGCATGCACCTACGGCAACGGGTTTGCGTACATCACCCGCAACGGGCGTGGTGAGGTGACAGCCCTGACCCCAGTGGACCCCAGGAACGTGGAAGTGAAAATGACCACATCCGGGCGGGTGGCGTATGAATTCACCACGGGCCAATTCCAGGGGGCATGGACATCTGACCAGGTGTTGCATATTCGGGCTCTGGGGCCATTGGGTTTGGTGGGATATTCACCAATCGGTTTGGCACGGGAAACCATCGGGCTGGGCATTGCGGCTGAACAGTATGGGGCCAACTGGTTTGGCAACAGCGGCACCCCATCCGGCATCCTGAGTGTGCCAGGCAAACTGTCTGATGAGGCGTTTGGCAACCTGCGGCGTAGTTGGGAAAAGCTCCACAAGGGCGCTGGGAATTCAGCCAGGGTTGCCCTGTTGGAAGCTGGCATTGATTTCAAGCCAATCAGCGTGAACCCGAATGATGCCCAGTTTCTGGAAACCAGACGATTCCAGGTTGCTGAGATTGCGCGTATTTTCCGGGTGCCACCATCAATGTTGGCTGACCTGGAGAATGCAGGAAGCTATGGTTCCATTGGTGAGCTGAACAGGGCGTTTGTGGTTCACACATTGACCCCATGGGCACGGCGGATTGAATCGGAAATCAAAGCCAAATTGCTGCCAACCACTGGTGGCGTGTTTGCTGAATTCCAGTTTGACCATTTGCTGCGTGGTGATTTGGATTCCAGATTCAAGGCATACCAGACGGCACGGCAGGCTGGATTCCTGTCTGTCAATGACATCCGCAAAATTGAAAACCTGGACCCGATTGGTGGCAACGGTGATTTGTACCTTTCCCCATTGAACATGGAAGCATTGAAACCTGGTGATGCCCCAGAGCCAATGCCCATGGAGGATGAACAGCGGGCGCTGCCAACTGTGGATGTGGTGGCCCTGCGGGATGCTGCCAGGGGCAATGCCAAAGCCAACTGGGAACGGGCGCTGAACACCATTGCCCAGGCTGAAGTGAATGCAGCCCAACGCCAGCTGGACCGTGAACCAGGCAAGGTGGCTGAATGGGCTGAGAAGTTCTATGAAGGGGAATACCAGCGGTTGGCGTTCAGACAGATCCTGCCAGCATTGACCGAGTTGGGCAACCAGCTTGCAAACATCACAGGTGATGAGTTGGGCCGGAACCCTGGCCAACTGAGTGTTGAAGCGTTGGAAAACATGGCACGGCGGTTTGCCACCAGGCGTTCACGGCGTTCAGCCCAAAGCATTGTGGCATCGGAAAACCGTGATGGTGTGGTGGCCAGCTGGGCCAACGGCGCACATTCCACAGACATCATTGAAGATGAAATGAGGCGGGCCGAAGGCAGCATTGTTCTGGAGCTGTACCGGCAGGCCGGTGTGAACCAGGTAGTTTGGCGGGCGCTGGGCACCAATGCCCCAGTAAGCCTGGACGGTGTGACCGTCAAGCCTGGTGAACCATTCATCCTGCGTGGCCAAACTGTGACATACACAGATGGCACAACCTATGAACCCAGAACGGACATCAGACACAGCCCAATCAAAACTGGTGATGTGTCAATCATTCAGGCAGTTTGATGGCAACAGATTTCCCACAATCCGGTGATGATGAACCAATCAGCCTGGGCAATTCCAGGTTTGATGTGTTTGATCATGATTACGCTAGGGATTTGAAACGCAACCACCCAGATATCTGGGGCGCTGGTGGCAACATCCGTGGGAATGAAGCGTTTGAAATTTGGAAGCGGGCTGAACGTGGCGTGAGTTCCCCAGCCGTGTTGGCGTGGATCAAAGAGCGTGAAGCCTGGAGCGCCAGGCATTTTGAAGATGGCAAACAATTCCAGGATGATGACCTGGGGCCAAACCTATCCAATGTTGCTGGCATTGTTGCCCAGGTGAAATGGGGCACGGTTGGTGTGCTGGGTGAATCCAGAATGAAGGCCGTATTGGACCAGCTGAAGGAACGGCGTGAAACACGGGCTGACCTGGCAGATGTTGAACCAGGTTTGTTTGTCAGGTGGCGGGCTGAAAAAGGCATATACACAGGCGTGGTGGATGAGGTTGTGACATCCGGCATGGCTGAGTTTGGTGCAGAATCCATGGACACTGATGATGTTGGGCCTGTAGCAATCATCACAGTGTTTGTGGAAATGAATGATGACCTGATTGAAACAGACAGGCAGGTGGGTGTGCCGGTGGTGGATTTGGACCTGGTGGCAGACCTGGGTGACGGATCAGAAGAACAGCGGCAGGTGACAGGCAACGTCAAGGTTGCATTGGAACGGAAGCTGGAAGAACACAATAATGAACATGGGGATGATGCCAGGAAGCGGGCCACCATGTCCATGTTGGAAAAGGTGTTTGAACGTGGTGTTGGGGCATACAAAACCCAGCCCAGTTCAGTGCGCCCAAGCATCCCCAATGCAGAGGCATGGGCATATGCGCGGGTGAATTCATTTCTGTATGCCCTGGCCAATCTGAAGTTCAGACGGGGCAAGCATGACCAGGATTTGTTGCCCAGCGGGCACCCAGAATCAAGTAAGGATGAACGGATGAGTGATGAAAAACGGGAACGTGTTGGTGTGGATCAGTACACCACTGAGGATGAAGCAATGGCACGGGCTGATGCCCTAGGGTGTGATGGCACCCACAGCATGACTGTGGACGGTGAAACCATCTACATGCCATGTTCAACCCATGCGGCATATGAGTCTGTGACTGGTGGCAGCGGTGGTGGCGGTGGTGGCGGTGGCGGCTACAGCCGATCAGCCCCAGCAGAAAAGCTGGAACGCCGTGCCCACCAGGAAGTCAAGTTGGAATCTGGTGACACAGCTGACACCATTGTGGGCTATGCCAGCGTGTTTGATTCTGAGAGCCGTGACCTGGGTGATTTTGTGGAATACATCAAACCAGGTGCATTCACCAGGGCAATCAATGAACAGCATGATGTGCGGGCGCTGGTGGACCATGACCCCAAAATGATTCTGGGCCGGACCAAATCCGGCACCCTGCGTTTGTCCCAAGATGAACACGGGTTGCGGACTGAGATTGACATACCCCACACAACGGTTGGCCAGGACACATTGGAATCAATCCGGCGTGGTGACCTTGATGCCATGTCATTTGGGTTTGTGGTGCGGGATGATTCCTGGGAAGAGCGTGACGGAAAGACGGTGCGGGAAATCCGTGACCTGGATTTGTTTGATGTTTCCGTGGTCAGCTTTCCAGCCTATGAGGACACAACCGTGGCTGTGCGTGGATTGAAGCGTGAAGCCATGCGGCGGGATACACCCAAACCAGAGATGTTGCGGCTGTATCTGCGGATTTCAGATGGGGTTGCCGAATAAAACAACAACCCTCCTGGGCTGGGTTGGGGCAACCTGATTCAGCCTATTTGTTTTGGGAATCTGCCAACGGGCAGTGGGGCCAGCTGGTCATCCGGTTCCCAACGCCACAGGTGCCATTGTCTGTTGATGGTGGTGCGCTGAAACCTGTTTTTTGATTCACGTTTCAAAAGGAAAAATACCGTGAACATCAATTCCCTGAAGGAAAAGCGCGCTGCCCTGATTGCAAAGCAGCGTGAAATTTTGGATGCCAACAAGGA